AGCTTGGCCAGCAGTTCTTCCGGGGTGAGGTCCATGCGAGTGTGACGAAAATTTCGCTAGAGAAAGTGTAGCTCAGGATTCGGCCATTTCAACTGAGGTCTCGGACGGCTCGCCATCCAGAGAGCGGCCAGCGGCCTCCTCCATCGTGTTTTGAATATAAAGGCGCTGGTTTGTGTCTGATGGGCCGCCAGCTGGCTTGACGATTTCGGATCTGCGCTCTGCGCCAGTCAAGCCCATTTTATCCAGCAACGCTTTAACGCTAAACCCGTGAATTCCCTCAAACATTTCTCCAGCCTCAAGCATTTCAAGGAAAGTCTGAACTGGAATAGCCTCTGAATCTTTGTAAAGAGAGCTGAGAGCCAAAACTTGCTGGCTGTGCAACTTGGCAGGGATAAAGTTTTTATTGATAGCGATTTCAATTTTTGGGTACTGGTCGGTTCTATAGCCAGACGCATACCAAAGCGCCCTATTGATGCAGTCCTGAAGCGATCCAATCAATACAGCAAGCTGCGAATCAGACTGAGACCTGTCAAGAAGTTTTGCAAAACCAGATTCAACCTGACTCTTGCCGGGCGTCATGGCAATGGCCGCCAATCGGTCCATCGAACTTTCAATTCGGGCAAGCTCTTTCAATGTAGTTTCGGCGCCTTGCATTCCAGGGGACAAGATACCAAATCTTGCGTCAGGATTTTCACTAAACAGGCTCCGGCCAGAGCCAGAGAAAATTTCAGTATCAGGCCTTACACCAGTGCCAGTGAGATACGGCGCTGCGTTAAAGTGAATTGTTTCATTGAGGTCGCAAACGGTTGCCCAGTGGCGCAAATTTTGCCTTGCAATGTCGAAGAGAAGTGGCCTTGCACGGCAAAAGGATTCCTCCTTGCCTCCGTAGCAGGGGCTAAATGGAATATAGTCAATAGTAAGATACTTGGTATTCTTAGCCGGCAAAATATAGGAATCGCTATTGGCGGATTTTTCGTAAATTCTAACGCGAGTTCTTTTTGCCGATTTTCCGCTTTCATCGCGATAATCCTCAATATCATAGACAATTACTGTCGGAACCACTTCTTCAAAGTGCTCATTGTCAATGCTTGCCCTTCTAATCTCAGATTTGATTCTCAGATACGTGACCTTTGTTTCGTATGAAGTTACGCCAGCAATTGTTACTGAGCCATTTTCATAGCGACAGTCAAGTATATCTTCTGTTTTAATAATTGTAAAATAAGGACGAAGCCTCATTTTTGACTGTTCGGCTTTATTTTGGCTTGTAACTGTTGGATAGTCGGCCCACAGTCCGGCAACCCCACCGTTGATGGCCTCGGTGAAGAGCATTTTTGCAAAAGATGTGATAGACTTTCCTTCAAGGTTGACATTTTTGAAGAAATCCTCCCATTCTTGTGGCATTTCTTGGGGAAGAATAATGCCTTTTCGCAGCGCAGTACCAACAATAATGTCTACATAGTGGGAATAAAAAGGCTCAAAGCACGTAATTGCGCGAGTCTTCCGAACATTGTAGCTGCCGTCTTGTTCTTGAAAATCCTTTGGAATATACTGATTGATTGCATCATCGAGATAGAACTCCGGCAAGATGCAAAAACGGATCGGCAGAATTCTTGCAAGTTGCTCTGCCTGGTCGATTGAATATGAATCTACCCCAGTAACTTCAGCGTAAACATTCTCGGTTTCCGGCTCCCGTCGCTCAAAGGGAATCGGCAGGTCATCAGCGCCAAGGATAACGGAGTTGGGAACGTCAATCGAAGGCACGGAACCACACCGCCAGACCAATTCATGCTAGCGACAAAGCACAAAGGCCTTGGATTGCTCCAAGGCCCTCAAACGAAGTTTCAGCCGCTGTCGTCATGCCCGCCAAAAGCAAGGCGGCCGGTGCCTCCCCAGGCTATCAACGCCAGCGACCACCATGGCCAGCCCTTGCGCCAGCACGCGGAAATACGTGCCAAGTCAAGTACCTGACGCCATCGCCTGGGTGAGAATAGTCGGTTGCGCCACCCTTTGCCGGCTTCAAGGTTTTTGGGTCATAGCTCCATCGCTCCATCGCGCTAATCGTCTCAGAGCACGATGCTGGATTAAAGAAAATCAGATTGCGGTGCATATAAACGTTTGCGTGGGCAAGTGTTTCTGCAATTGGAGGGTTTCTGCGCTCTGTTACAACTTGAACGCCAGCAGCCCTGAGGATTTCATGGTCGCTTTGTGTTGAAGAAGTGGAATCATGGGCGCCACTGGCGTCTGGGTAGCAAGTAATTTTTCCGCTTGCCAAGTGACGAGGATAATTTTTTTGCAGATGCGCCACCAGCGAAAATGTATCTGATACCTTTGCCTCTGCAAAGCAGTGGAGTTCCTGCCCCTTTGGCCCTGGCCTTACCACACCATAGACCGAATAGCACTGACCAATGTTAAAGTCTGCCCCAAACACAATTCGTTCGTTCGGCTCTGGGAGGAATACTCCGGTCGTGTGCTTTGCCCTGTCAAACTCATAAAATACAGTTGCAGATTCAAGATTAACAAACTCCCCATTAAGATACGCTTTAATGAGCTGCGGGTGATACTTTGTTTTGAGGTCTTCTACAAAGCCGGGGTCAAGATATGGGTTGTCCTCCGACTTTCCACGATAAAGTCTTTTGTTATCTGCTTTTTGCTCCTCAAAAAAGTTATACATCCAGCCATAGCCCTCTGGAGTAGAGCCAGCCACGATCTGCGGGCAATTTCCGACGCGAACGCGACCCTGCAGCCTGATCATTGCCTTTTCGGCGAGTTCAGCCCTGGTGGTATCAGTTTCGTCGGACGCAATGCTTGCAGCATTGACGCCAATCAAGCGCTCATAGTTCTCCATTGAACGCAGCAGAATTGGCGTTTCTCCTCCTGGCAGCAAAAGCTTAAAAACTGGCCTAGGAGATACCTTGAATGTATGCGGAATTCCATACTTTTCAAGAAGTTCGTTCCACTTAGGCAGCGCAACGTCGTCAATAAGCGGGATGGTCGGTTCAAGAAATAAATGCGTAAAACCCTGCGACCTAAAGCAGAGTAGCAATTGTTTAATAACAAGAGAATGCGTCTTGCCAGAGCCATATCCCCCGCAAAAACCAACATATTTGTGTTCAAAGTCTGTAACAAAATCCCGCTGATATGGCAGCAGGTCTTGAATCATCTTTATTTCAGCGCTTTTAACATCAAAGGTTGAGTTTGACCGCTTCCTTAAGCGCTGCAACAAAGAGGCATCAGAAAGTAGGCCGAGGCTTTTTGCCGATGCGCGGTCAGCGTAGGCTGCGGACCTGGATCGAGCTGGCATTTTTCTTAAGCAGCCTGCTCAGGGCGCTCGCAAGACCTAACGGCTATCACCTTGAAGCCGTCCTTTGTTTTGTATTTTTTGACTACATCTGCATAGTCCTCCCCGCTCACGCGAACATCCCGCGTTCTTTGAGGGTCGATCTGCAGCGTAACCCAGTATTCAGCCACTAAATGATCGACCCCGAGGGTCGCTTTGCCTGATGGCCCAAATGCTAGCCGCTTTCTGGGTCATCCAGGCGATGAGCAGCTGCTTGGACAGATCCCTGAGAACCTGAACGTCATTTGTTCCGTCGATGGCTCTGCTCATTTTTTCAATTTCAAAACGCTGAGCAGTGGTAAATTCGATTGGCTCCATGATCAATTCATTCCAATGGGGAAAAATGAATTAGGCTGAAGGCTTTGATTTCGCCGCTCTTCCATCGCCACCGTAAGTTTTAGGGCATCCAACTTTTCAGCCGCCTGCTCCATTTTTTTGGTTGCGTCAATCGCGCTGCACGTCAAAAGAAAAGAAAAAATCCAGCAAATTGCAGCAATTCCAACGATCTTGCTTCCAATTAAAGCTGAGGCCGGAATTGCCACAAAAGCGCAAGATAGAAAAAAACCGGCAATTGCAAGAGTTTTTTTATGCGTAGCAATTTCACTTTTTAATTCGTTGAAAAGTGCTTTTTCGTTTTGATTCATGTTTGAACCTGGCCGTGCCATCCAATGCTAAGCACGGCAGAGGTAGAGGTCAACCCTCTTGCAAAAGAGACGATGTATTAACGTAGACCGGCTTGATCCACATAACTTTTCTCTCTGCTCTCCCTGGGCCAACCGGCTGCGACCTCCAGTGACCGCGCCGCCAATGAGGCCGAACGTTTTTGCGCCCACCAGGCTCGGCGATGTCGCGATTTGCGGCCTTTTCGTTGATTCGCTTAAATGTTTTACCAATCCAAGTCGGTGAAAGCGGCTGTTTTTTGCCACAGGCAAAGCCGACTCCCTTGCTTGATGGCCTTGGGTCGGTAGAAACAAGTTCTGGCTCATACAGGTGAATCAGCAAAGAGTTGATAGCAATTCTTATGATTTTTTGAGTCTGCAAATTAGCGTATTTTGTCGTGTTGTCACTTTTTACATTTGACTGAAACCAGCTTTTAGCATTATCGCTTAAAAATTCCTGAAAAACATCTATGCCGCCGCTTGTTAGTGTGCAGATTTGAATTCCCCTAGCACCAAGTAGCTCAGGCGGAATTCGTCTTTCATTTGGAAAAAAGGTTTTTGATATTGTATTGTCCTCTTCTGATAGATTTTTTTCGTATATTTGTCCGGCTTCAACCAAAATTGCAAAAACTTCACTCCCTTCCATATCATAAACAGTATGTCGCGGAAGCATTAAATGAACGTATGGAAAAACTTCCAATATCTCTGGCGGAAGCTCTGGAATGGGGGTCTGCTCAAAAGACTCAATAATTGATTTACTTACATATCTTGCGCATACTCCATGTGTAATTGCTGCTCTGTAAGCAGTTGATGCAATAGCGCCCCTTACATCGCCAGAATCAAAAGAATACTCGATGCTATTCAAGCATCCATTAACAAGGCAAAATTTTGCATACTCATTCCATTGCAAATAATTCGCTGGAGAGGCATACAAATCGTTTATTTCATCGCATTTTTTAAGATATTCTAAGTTTTCATTTTTTTCAACCTCTGCCCGCAGTTTTTTGTATGGAAGTCTTTTGATAAGTTGAAAAGCTTGAAGTGCTCTCTGTGATTGCATGGGAGGCGAATGCGCGCTTAAAGGCAATATTACCGATAGCCGCGCAAACAGTCAAGCCTCCCAGCCTCGTGCGGCCGATGCCGCTCCAGCCGCAAGACAGGCCCAGTGGCTTGACAGCAAAACGGCCAAGGCTTAAGATTGGAGAGCCATCAGCGCCAAGCCATGCAGCCAGGGAAAGACCGACCCGTTTTGCAGGTCAAAGATTTTGTAAAGGTTTTTGTCGATGGAGAGCTGCATATCGCGCACGTCCAGGATCGTGTTGGAAACTACGCTTTGCTAAGCAACGGTGTCAGATTTCACGTTCTTGATGACAAAACTAAGAAAGATGGCCAGTGGGTCCATCGTCCCACAGGCTACATTGTTGAACTTGCCTAAAAATAAAATGAAATCGCTCTTTCCGCAACGTAAAAAGCTTACTCGTTTTGCAAAGCTTTTTGCAATCGCAATTGCATCTACCTTTGGAGGATTTTTTCTGTTTTGCTTTGGCGCTGTCGTTATCGGCGCCGTTGTCGCTAAATTTGGTCCGGCCTGGGGTTTTGCTGGAATTTTGCTGACCATTTCGTTCTGCGCTGCCATGTTCGCTTTTTTTGTGAACGATCGTCTATGAACTTCAGCAATTCGCCTTCTGCAAGCCGCAGAACTGCCCGCGATCTGCTTGATGTCGCCCACGGCCGCTGGCCCCATCTGCTCGTCTCGATCGGCGGCCTCCGCGATGACCAGCTCACCAATGCCCACCAGCCATGTCCCAGCTGCGGTGGCGATGACCGCTACCGCTGGCTCACAGACGAAGGCCCCGGCGGCTGGTGGTGCTCTCACTGCGGCGGCAAGAACCGCCAGGGCGGCGCCGGCAGCGGAATTGACCTCTTGATGCGGGTGCGCGACTGGACCTTCGGCCAGGCCATCAGGGAGATCGAGCGGTATCACCACGGGCTCCCGTTCACCCCGGCGCCATGCCACACGCCGATGCCAAAACACAGCGCCCTCAATAATAAGCATTCAGAATTGCAACGATTTTGGCTGCTGGAGCTTGCCGGTCAGCTGGCTGATGGCGAGTATTTTTCGCCCTCTTGCGCAAGGGATAGGGGCTACTCAAAGCGCTGGACAATTTACGCATCCGCAAACTATGATGCAGCTTGTTCGATCGTTATGGAGTTCGACGTGACCGCCGGGATTCAAGCGCCACCAGTCCAGGAGGATCCCCAGACCTGGGAAGAGTACGTGGGGGCAAGGTGAAGGACGACATTTGCTTTGATGCGTCTGGGATAGCGTTCAGAATTTTGCGCTTTCACCAAAGGCTCGGCCACACGCCTATTAGCTGGGAGATCGGCGAGGCCGCGTATTGCCAAATATGCAGGCCAAGTAGGTTTGCACCTGCGCTGATTGAGTTCAGTCACGGGAGCTATCTCGGAACGTTTTTCGGGATACAAGCATTTGCGCATGAAGGCGCACCGCTGCTTGTTCGGTTAAAGGTTGACCGCTCGTAAAGCGGCTTTGGGGGATTAGCAATCTGGTGAATGCAGCGAACTCATAATTCGCCTTAGGCCGGTTCGATCCCGGCATCCCTCACCACTCAGCTCAACTCGTAAATCCTTAAGATGTCCGATCAAGCCAATCAATGCAAAACCGCCGCTTCCGCCCCCATCATTGCAACTGGGTCGCACCCAGTAACGCGGAAAATTATCGAAGCACTTGGCATTGGCGCAATCCCTAGTATTAGTTCAATTCACCTTGTTATTTCCGCTGGTAGTGCGATTGAATGCCACGTCAGCTTTTACATGACGACCGATCAAGCCGAAGCCTTTGCCTCTGCATTTGGAGAAGCAAATCTTGAAGCAGTTGTCACCTACAAAGAGGCTTGAACGAATAGGGTGCGACCACATCTTGAGACTGCGCGTTGATTCGCGAGGGATCAGGTGGACCCGGAGAAAGCCTCCTCTTGCTTGCAGCCGCTCAACTACCTTAGCACACGCCAACTACGACAATGACACAGGAAAACGGCAGAACACTGCTTCAGTCACTGAAAGACGCTGAAGAACTCGTCGAGTATGTGAAAAAAAATTACACTAAAAGCGTTGAGCTAGTTTCAACGCCAAATAACATTTTTAACTTGGCTATCGAATGCGAGACGGACCCAATTTGGCGGCAAATTCATATTGCTGCTATCTTCAGAGTCAACGACCTCCACAAAAAAGTCTTTGTTTCCGCTGAAATGGGGCCTCCGCTGGATGCACAAAAAATAGCATCGCAGCTTGTGGATAGGATTAAGGAATGCTTTGCAAGCGAAGTTGAACATGCGGTACTTAGCGGCATTGCAGCTTTTTTGCCCAATCAAGACATTTTTCGCTAATCACTGACATGCCTTCTTACCTGATCTGGTACAAAAGGATTGATCGCCTCAGCGCAGAGGCAAGTGCTAGCGATTCTCGTGTAATCGCAAGGACAGAATCTCCGATGACCGAAGAAACGCTGCTTGAAATCGAAAAAAAACTGGATAAAGAGTCAGGGGGAAGGTATGATAACGTTATCTTTTCATTTTTAAGGTTTGAGGAATGACCATGAGCGAAGAAGCCATGAGCGAACTTACGATGGCTTTCCGGGAGCAGACCAATCAGGAGAAGTCTGCCGTTATCTTCATTCATCCTGACGTTCAAAAAAGAATTAAACTTGCCACTGATGTATCGTTTTTTGGTCTTGTAACGTATGGCTGGCGGCTTTTTTACCTTTCTTTCGAGGATTGGCGCGATGTTGTGTCGAGCGCAACCCCACCAGACGAATTCTTCTACCATCTTGGGTATCGGGACTGAGCCAATGACCGAGGAAACCGCAGGGCAGTTCATCGCACGCGCAAGAACAATCTTTAAGCACGAAAGCGAAGTCGAGCTGCGGGCAATCATTCACACTATTTGGATGATTGGAGCTTGCGAAAGGCTTGGAAATCTCGGCATCTTGTCTGGTGGTCAATTTATTCCAATCGCCGGATCGGAAGACGAATGGGACAACATTGACAGGCTTCGGCATGAGCTGATTCCACCAACCATACTAGGCATGGCCCTTGTTCCATTCGTAAAAGAAGCTGCTACCGAAGAGCTGCAGGACAAACTAGCCGAAGTCATTGCTTTGTACTACATCGACTCCGGTAGGCAAAAAATGGCGGCGCTATCCCTTGAGCGTCTTTTCCAAAAACCATCACAAGAAAATTCACAATGACCAGTGAATTCACCGTATTTCGACCGACGACATCAAGAGCAGAGCGTCTTCTTGAGGAATTTGCGAAAGCCACCAAGAGCGAGCTTTCGTCGGCTGCTGGCCTCGCGGCTGTCCTCAGGCACATCGCCGTAGCTCATGACGACACATGCTCAGGCGCGGTGCCAACTCAGCTCCTTGAAAAACTTGCAACTGAGCTAACAGGTAGATTTGCCATTCAGCTTCAACAGCAAACCACTGACCTAATTGGCCTTGATTGATCCCAAATTCATTGCGCAGATGCGCAGCCACCAGCGAGCGGAAGTTGTTCTTGCCTGGATTCAGCTTTCCCTTGCCTGCCCCAGTAGATTCCAGTCTCTTACCGCTTTAGCGGAGGAATTTAAGATGGATCGCTGTGGCATCAGTAGAACCATTAAAAGGCTTGAAACACTAGGCCTTGTTAGATATTCGATGATTTCAAAGCGTGGCTCTATTTGGATCTGGTGGGTTAAAAAAAATAAAAATGATCAGCCGAATGATGCTGAAGAACCTGGATGGCATATCAAAGATTTGGACTGCAATACCTATCATTGGGTGCCAATGGGCAAACGCTATGAGTGGGCAGCAAAAAATGGCATAAAAACAAGGGCATTTGATGATTTTATTGGCAAGCGTCGAGCAATTCTTTGTCGTAAATGGGAAATTATTAGTTGGCCTTAAGTTGATGTTAAGTTGGGTGGGGAATGGGGGAAAAAATTTCGGGGGTGGGGGGAGAATCTGCCCCTGCGCTGCGGGATCATCACCCCGCCTAACCTAGTCTTTCTCTCTAAATTATAACCTACCGGCTGCCATCCTGCCGACCTTTAGCCTTTAAGGTTCGGGCTGGCAAGATGGCAGGCCCGGACACTACCGGGCCGGTTCGGCTGGTGGATTGAGCCAACCGGGGATTGAGTGAGAGGGGCCGACAGACCTAGCGAATCCTGCCCATAGGAGCGTGCTGGCTGTGATGATGAGAAGCCCGATCATCGTGAGGGCTTTGGCTTGGTGTTCCTGATCGCTCATTGTTTGGGTTCCTGGTGGTGGTTGAAAGGGCCAGACCTTAAGGGCTGGCCCGTGGGTTAGCAGTGGGTCAGATCATTTCCTCCCCATAGAAATCTCTCACCAGCCGCACACCCTCGGGGCGCACGATTGCGTAACGGCCGGCGATGTCCGCCAGCTGAGAGGTGATGGATCCCTGGCCGCTGCTGACCCACAACCTTTGGCTCCACTTGCGCACCTTCTGGCGCTCGGGCTCGGTGCTAAGGACCAACCAGAGGGCAGCAAGGGGCATGACGCCGCCGTCTGCCGCGCTGCGACCTTTATAGAGTTGGATCCCGAGGTAGTCGTTGAGAAGTGCTGCCCTTACGGCACTCCTCAATACGTCATTCCTGATCGGCTGGCACGGTGGCAGGTCAAGGGCGTCAAGGTCTTTCGGCGCCCCGATAAATGCGGGGCTTTTGAGGCTTGCCCCGCTCGGGGCCTTGGAGGGGAACCGCTCCGGGAGATCGATGGGAACCGGCAGGGACTTCGCCCCCATGATGTCGGCGGTCTTCCAGTGGCAGCGGGTGGCTATGCGCTCGCCGCTGCTGCTGGTGCTGCTGCGTCCGCTGCTGCGCTCGCTTTCGCGAGCGGCTTTCAGTGCTGCGATCAGATCGGCGGGGTTCAGCAGCAGCGGACTGTCGTCGGCGTCGGCGTCGGCGTCGGCGTCGGTCTGGGCGTCGTCGTCGGCGTCGGCGTTGGCGTTGGCGTCGGCGTCGGCGCTGGCGTTGGCCATGGCGGCGGCGAGTTCTTCAGGGCTGAGGATCTCCCTGTCGTCGGGCGAGGGAGCGGGGGAGGGGGCGGGCTTGCGGTTGCGGGTGGTCATTTGCTGTAAGGACGGGGGAGGGAAAGAATAGAGCTTCGCCCCGTCGCTTTCCATTGTAAGGGCAGGGCTCCCATTTTGCAAGTCTTTGAGCTTTCAAGGTCCCGGATCCGGGCATCCTGCAGGATTTGAGCCGGTGCCAGCCTGCAGGCTCGGCGTTTCGCGTTGATTCCAGCTGCAGCGCCAGCCTGCAACCTATCAGGCGCTGCAGGCAGAATCACACAGAATGGGCAAACAGTAAGGAATCGCGCCGAGCATTGTTGCATTAAACCGTTGCGCACAATGTGTCAGGAATCAGCTCTAGACTCGCTCGCAGTAGCGTTAGCCTCCTGCTGTAACTTCCGCCGGATAGTGAACACTACCATTCGGCGGTAAGCTGTAACCTAGCGCTTGGAATCGCAAGCTGTAACCTAGCGCCTGGAATCGCTACCTATAAAGAACCGCCTGGAATCCCTTTCTATAAAGTAGCAGCAGCAACCT